AAAGATAGTGGGTTCAAGTCCCCCCCCCCTGTCCGCCAATTAATTTATAAAGGAACATACATGACTAACCCAGCCAGTGTATTTGATAAACAAGAACAACAGCAACAAGCCCCAGCAGGGGAACAGCAAGCACCACTTGCACAAGCACAACCCAATGAAAACCCGTACGGTGACCAACTAGCAGGGATTCAAACGGAGGACGGTAGACAAAAGTACGGCACTGTCGATAAAGCACTAGAAGCCTTAGCTCACTCGCAAACATTTATTCCTACATTGCAGTCACAAGTGACTCAACAGGAATCTGAGCTTGCTCAACTACGCGAAGAGCTGGCAAAGCATAAAGGCGTACAGGAAGTCGTAACAGAGTTAACCAACCACCAACAGCAAGGTCAAGAGGTAACCCCTCAGGGAGCTAGTTTTGGTGAAGATGAGGTGGCCCGACTAATTGAGGCTACATTAGAGAAACGCAACTTACAACAAACTGCGGCTAGTAACTCAAGTAAGGTGAACGACACATTAGTGTCTACCTTTGGAGAGAAAGCATCAGAAGTTGTACAAGCTAAAGCGAAAGAGTTAAACACTACTCCAGAGGCTTTAGGTGTTTTAGCAGAGAAGCAGCCTGATATGGTGTTAGCTCTGTTCCAAGCAAAAACTAATTCTCCTTCTTTAACTGGCAACTCTCGGAATCTAGGTTTTCAGAAACCTAAAGAAGAATCGTTGGGTAGACCCGAAAAGAGTCTCTTATCAGGGTGTACAACCAAAGACCAAGCAGAGTATATGCGAAAGGTCAAGGAAGAAGTCTATCGCAAATTTGGCGTGACCGAATAATAACTACGAGGTAACATATGCAAGTAACAAGTAACACTCGTGCCTTTATCGAGGCAGAGCAGTACAGCACATTCATTCTAAATAACTTACATGATGGATTGCTATCAGAATCATTCTACCGTGACGTATCTGACTTTGGTTCAGGCGACACACTACACATTAAAACTATCGGTTCAGTAACTATTCAAGAAGCTGCTGAGGATACACCACTAGTTTACAACCCAATTGAAACAGGCGAAGTAACAATGCAGCTAACCGACTACGTTGGTGATGCTTGGTATGTTACAGATGACCTTCGAGAAGATGGTACATCAATTGACCGCCTAATGGCAGAACGTGCATCTGAGTCTACTCGTGCATTCCAAGAGAACCACGAATCACGCTTCTTTGAAGTGTTGAACGCAGGTCAGACAGATGCCAACGCTAACCTTATTAATGGCTTCCCACACCGTATCGCATCTTCTGTAGCTACAGCAGGTCACGAAGGTACTTTTGACCTAGACTACTTAATTGCAATGCGACTAGCATTCAAGAAAGCTAATGTGCCAGAAGAAGGTAACGTATTCATCTGTGACCCTACAGTTGAAGCAACTCTGAACCGCCTAGTTACTATCACAACTGACGTTACACCATTCGCCGCTAAAATCATCGAAGGTGGTATGGCTCGCGGTATGAAGTTTGTTATGAACTTATTCGGCTGGAACATCATTACATCGAACCGCCTAGAAGTAGGTACGTTTGGTGACGGTACTACATCAATTGCTACTAACGGTGTTGCTAACATCTTTATGAACGTGATGGATGACCAGACTAAGCCAGCTATGCTTGCATGGCGACGCATGCCTAAGTCAGAGGGTGAACGTAACAAAGACCGTGCTCGTGATGAGTTCGTAGTACGTGCCCGCTATGGCTGGGGTATTCAGCGTGTAGACACGTTGGGTGTATTAATCACTGATGGAACTAAATACTAGGAGTTTATATGAGTTTTGAAGATAGTGCAGGTCTGGGTGTATCAAATCACTTCGGCCCTCGCGCTGTCGGTGGCACACAAGGTGTTATCGGCACAGAAGGTATGAAGAACGAAGCGTCTGTCAACTTTGACAGTGAGTCAGTAATGAAAGTTACACTCCCTGCTGGTTCAGTTGTCACACAGGTTGTTGAGGAGTTCTCTACAGGTGCGGTTACCGCAATCACTGTAGGTGCTGTTGATGTTGCTGCTGCCACTGGTGCAGAAGCTACTTACGTTGCAACACCGCTTGGTGGTGACGTTACTATCACTGGCCCAACGGCTGGTACAGTGCACGTTTTCTACATTAAAGCGCTGTAGGACATTTAAGGTCGAGTCGAGTTTTCTCGGTTCGGCCTTTTTATTGGGAGAAAGAAAGTATGGCGAACATTAATCACGTAGATATAGTAGACCCTAACCTACATGAACCTAAAGGAACATCCACGGCGCAGGCAGGTCAGGTGTACGTGGCAGATGGGCTTGGCTCAGGGCAATGGCTAGTAAAAGAAGTTAAGGACGCTGAGAATGGCACAGCGGGACAATACCTAACATCAGATGGTGCAGGCAGTGCAACCTTTGAGGATAACGTCCCAGCACCGGGCGCAACAGTGCAAGGCATGTACGACTACAATGACTTAGCAACGGCAACAACACCCGTAGCCCTGACAGTGGCAGGTACTCCATACAAGTTAACTAATGATGGACTAGGGGCTGGAACGCTACTTACCTATGGCCTACCGGGGCTAACTGATATATGGGATACCACACTGAATGAGTTCCATTGGAAGAACGGTGGAGATGTCCTTGTGTTAGGAGACACTGTTGATGTTCGTTTTGATGTGGAAGTAACTACAACATCCACGAATACCGCAGTTGACTTAGATGTGATTCTTGGTGTAGGGGTCGTGGATGAGGCAGTACCAGTATTCTCCCAGATAAACTTTAAGGATGCAGGGACTTACCGATTAGTACGTCTATTCAGTGTCTATATGGGAAGTACAGCTACGCTAGACAATCCTACTCAAGTTGTTATGATAGCAGACTCAACAGGTGTTACAGTCAAAGTAAATGGCTGGTACGTCCGCACTGTGCATACAGTACAATAGGAGAGAATAAATGAAATGGTCACTCCTTGATATAGTTCAGGAAATACTCAACGACATTGACAGCGATGAAGTAAATAGTATTGATGACACCGTAGAGGCAACACAGGTTGCACAGATGGTTAAGTCAACATACTTTGCTATGATGTCTACCCGTAACTGGCCTCACCTAAGACGTGCGGTACATCTAACCCCCACCACAGACCTAGCCCAACCTACACACATGTACGTTAAAGATGACATCAAAGAGATGATTTTTGTTAACTATGACACACGGGATGATGCAAGTTCTCGTAGTAAGTTTGTACGTATGAAGTGGCGAGAGCCAGAAGAGTTCTTACAGATAATCAATTCATATAATGAGCTTAATGACAATGTAGATGTTGTGGCTGATGCAAGTGGTATAGACTTGTTTATTATGAACGACAGACATCCAACAATCTACACCTCATTCGATGACCGAACCTTAGTGTTCAATGCCTACGACAAAGGACGTGAGGCCAACCTCGAATCCACATTCATACAGGCTATGGCCTATGTAATGCCCAAATGGATTCCTGCTGATGACTTTATTCCAGACTTGCCAGATGAGGCATTCATTGCACTGGTGGAGGAAGCTAAGAGCCGTGCATCCATGAAGCTACTACAAGTAGCTGACCAGAAGGCGGAGCAAGAATCTAAACGCCAGCAACGGTGGTTGGCACGTAAGGCACGACGAATCGCTGGTGGTATCCAATCGCCTAACTACGGAAGACGTGGGAGAGGTCGCAGCTCAAGCCCTTATATAGACAAGAATAACTAACGGAGTATTGAATGGAAGAGTATAAAGGTTACCTCATAGTGTCTGGTAACGGGACTATGAAAGAGATAAAAGCTAAGGGTAAGGGTAGTGTAGTTAAAGAGCTACGTGGCCTATACACCTCAACAGGGGAGGCTCGTAAAGCTATCGACAAACACTTATCTAAGGCAAGGGGGAAAGGTAATGGCAAAGCAAGTAGCACCTCTTGAGTTCAACTCGCTATCTGGTGGGTTGGTTACAGAAGCTAATGCACTAACATTCCCTGACAACGCTTCCCTAGATGAGGTTAACTTTGAGCTGACACGGGATGGCTCTCGTGTACGTAGGTTTGGCCTAGAGGAAGAGATTAATTCAGTCCCTAAGGCTACAACATACTCATATACTACGGGCTCCCCCGATTTAGTTACTAACTTTCTGTGGGAGAACGTGTCAGGCAACCCGAGTGTGAGCATTCTAGTAGTACAGCTAGAGCGAGAGCTTCACATGTACCTCACCTCAAGTGATTCAATCTCAGAGGGTGCAATCACTGACACTGTTTGGATTGGTGATAAGGGGAGTCTCCCTTACGGGTTCGCTAACGTGGATGGAACCCTCATAGTAGTAACTGGCGGAAGAGATGTACATACGGTTGTGGCTGACCTTACAATTCCTGCCGCCCCCACGTTCAACGTAGAGAAATCAAGACTGACAATACGCGACCTGTTCGGGATTGATGTACAATACAACAGGGCAGTGGAGGGGGATACCCCAGAGGACTATGACTATATTGAACTTACTGACCCAGAGTATGTTACTAAAAGGCCGTTAGCCGCAGGACTTGTCGGTGATATAGTAGTGCCAGAGGCCTACGACTTCATAACCTCCGAGACCGTGACTGAGCAAGATACAGTAGGGTACTTGGATACGATTACTACTGTAACTGGAGAGGACTTCTTCCCAACAACATACTTAGGATATACAATAAGTAAGTTCGTTGCTACGTCCCGCCCCGCCCGAGGCACTCTATACTTATCCGTCGTGTTTACCGCAGGTGCGGGTGTCCCAAGCTTCTCGGGGTTTGAGGTCACTGACCGGATTACCGAGGCTACGTACTCATTTACTAGGTCTGACACCAACCAATGGACGTACACTGCAAACCTGTCGTTGTCCGCGTTTGCGCAGCTTAAGGCAAACGTACCTGCCGGATTAGACTTCACAATCGGGGTTAGTGAAGACACCCCGGATGCCAACCAGCCGTATAAGTATAACCTACGCAACCAGACATTCGCCACAAAGCGACTCCCGAAAACTACTGAGGTTGTTGAAGACCCCATTCAGTCGTTCATCACTGCCTCCGGGAAATACCCCTCAATGGCTGACACTGTTTTATCCGCCCTGTACAACAACTTAGATGCAACCAACAAGACTGCTGAACGGTTCCATGCAGAGGACTTGGTGGTAAACGCACAAGGGAACTTCCCTGCACCTAAGGGCTACTTCATCATTGATGCACTTACTCGCTCTCAGTCACGAGAGGCCCGTTGGAACGAGCTGATTGCTGACCAAGGGTATCCTGAGGCTGAGGGTGGGGCACTTCCCCCAGACTTAACTCCAGGAGGCCCTACGGCAGTTGCGGAGTATGGAGGTCGGGCTTGGTTTGGGGGGTTCTCTGAAGAGGGGACTGCACCAAGCAACCTAAGGCTTGACTCGTACTTGATGTACTCCCAGTTAACGAACCACCGAAAGGCGTTGACTCAATGTTACCAAAAGGGTGACCCAACATCTGTAGATGCACCGGAGCTGCTAGAGACGGACGGAGGTTTCCTATCTCTTGATGGTGCATATGGCATCAACAATCTTGTACCCCTTGGGAACTCTCTAATCGCATTCGGACAAAACGGTGTGTGGGCGGTATCTGGGGGAGATGGTAACTACTTCACCCCAACAAACCCAAGAGTCCAGAAGGTATCTGATGAAGGGTGTGTAAGCCCACGTTCCGTTATTGTCATAGATACTTCAATACTATTCTGGGCCAAACGTGGTATTTACTTACTTAGTATAGGTCAAGCTGGCACATATAAACTTGACAACCTTACCGAGAAGACAATACAGACATACTACGACGGCATTCCATACACGGCGAAGGTTGATGTTGTGGGTGGGTACGATTCCTACACCAGCACTGCAACGTGGACAGTGAACAACAGCATAGCTAACGCAGAGAAAGTGATTATGCTCAAGTTGATGGCAACAACAGGGGCATTCACCACCTCAGTTATCGAGGATGGGGCTGAGAGCCGTACGGTTGTGGGGCCAGTGAAAGTGCCGCCAGTTATCTTGGCATCAGCAGCCACGCAAGTTCTTGTGGGTATTGACAATGTTGTTGTCGGGGAGGACGTTGTAGTAATTCCAAGTGTTGCCATAGAGCCGCGAAGTACCGACATCTCATACCTCACCATAAAGAATATTGCGGGTCGCAGTTGGATTACCTTCGCAAACTTCACAAACCCCGAGTTCAAAGATTGGGGGGAAGTAGATGCCCAAGCCTACATGGTGACAGGCTACGTCTCTGGAGGTGACTTCCAAAGACATAAGCAAGTGCCATACATCACATTCCACTTTGAACGTACAGAGGATGGGTTCGCACAAGATGTTCTCGGTGACTGGTATCCAACACATGAGTCAGGATGTCTGGTACAGGCACAATGGGATTGGGCGAACAGTGCTACGTCAGGTCGGTGGGGACGAGAGTTCCAAGCATACCGATACAGAACGCAGTACATGCCTAGTGATGTCAATGATACATACGACAGTGGATTCTCCACCATAGTTACAAAGAATCGTATCAGGGGTAAGGGACGAGTGCTCTCCTTGAAGATTTCTTCGGAGGCAGGTAAAGATTGCCGCATACTGGGGTGGTCAGCAATGATGGGGGTTAACAATCGTGTATGACGTTTTAGTAACAGATGACTTCGCATTCCGTGCAGAGGTCGATGAATTCTTGCAAGTGAACTTACACATGGAGGTGTCTAACTGGACACCCCGTGTTGCAAGGGAAGTTAAGAAAGTATTTAAAGATGCAATGGAGGCTTTCCGTCTGGAGGGCTTTGGGCGTATGTATACAATAACCCCAAACCCGAAGTTTGTGAAACGGATGGCAGGTGGGGAGGACAGAGGTGCTGTTGATTACAATGGCACCAAACACCAAATAATAGTTTGGGAATTGGAGGGGTAGTATGGGTGTATTGGCAGTAGTTGGTTTAGCAGCTTCTGTGGTAGGGGCTGGGGCCAGTATCGTAGAGGGGCACAAAGCCCGAGGGCTACAACGGAAACAGGCCAAGAGGGTTAGGGCACGTAACGCAGCAGCAGAGGCAGCAGGTAGACGTAAGGCACTCCGAGAGGAACGAGTACGTCGGGCACAACTCCTAGCAGAGGCTGAGCTGTCTGGGGTGGGTGGAAGCTCCACTGCTCTGTCAAGTACAGCATTGGTTGGAACTCAAGCAAGCCAACAGGTAGCACAGTCAGCAGGAGCCCTGTCAGCAACAAATGTACTGAGTGCAGGGAATCAGGCAATAGCCTCATCTCAAGCTAGACAACAATTGTTCTCTAATGTATCCGCAATAGGTTCCAACGTGTTCCAATCGGCGGGTGGTTTTGAGGCAGTAGAGAACCTAAGTAAATAAGGATAAGATATGTTTGACAATGTACTAATGGATAGCACTGATGAGGCGCGCACAGCTCCACGAAAAGAGCCGGATGCAGCTTACCAGAAGATGGAAGCGGGATTTAATGCCTTGTTTGAGCAAGGTGGGCAGGAAGGTATTGACGCGTACAACAACGTGCTTGATGAACAAGATTCATTAGGGCATAGTCCATCATCTGTGGGACTAAAGGATGCACTACACCAAGAAGAAACTGACATGCTTAATTTAGAGAAGTCTAATATCATGTTAGATACTTCTGTCGATATTGGCACTCGCTCCACCATCTCTCAAATGGACATCACAGACAACCGCCCTGAGACTACATTGCCACACAAGTTGGGACGTGAGTTCTTAATGCAAGAGGATGAAGCAGAAGGCATCCCGACTACAGATGAGCGAGACAGCCTACGCAGCTTGGCAATTGAAAGCTTAAAGAACGTCACACAGTACCGTGAGGCACAGCAAGCAATTGCAGACAGTAAAGACTTTGACAAGACTATGACTGGTCTCACAATGACGGCTGACATGGTTCAGTTAGTTATCCCATTCATTGAACAAGCCAATGTTGCAGAAGCCCTAGTTAAGATTGGGGATGCTGGTGGCTCACTCCAGTCATTCCTATTGATGGGTGAAGCTAAGCAAGAGTTCTTTAACGCATTTAAACGTATGCCTCTTAACGAACGTATTGGTGCAGCAGAGAAGTTCCTTAACGTGGCTCACGAGGCCAACCGTACTGGCTTCATTACCAACGGTATCCTTGAGAAGCAGATGTTCGATGAGCTTATCTATGGTGGTGCATACACAGATGTTGACCGATGGGTTGATGACTTTGTTAGTATTGCAGACCTAACCATTCTTGGTAAGCCTCTTGCATGGGCAGTAAAAGCAGCACGAGCTGGTAAGGCAGTAAAGGCAGGAGCTAAGCTACCTGTAGTATTGCCAGAAGACCTACTGTCTGCTAAGGATATGGTACGAACTAAAGTAAGTCCAGTGTCACCACTGCGTATAGCGTCTGAGACGAACGCAGAGAAGACTAAAGCAATGTATAAGATGATTACAGAGGATACGACTGACGAGGCCGCACAGGCGCTCAGTGGCTCTGATAAGGTAGATGCTGTAGCAGATGCAGTATTGCCAGAGATGGGGAAGGATGCAGGAGTACGTTCTAAGGTACACAATGTAGACGCTATAAACCAGAAAGAATTCCTACTTGATTCGGATGTTAAGAACGCAATCGACGAGAGTAATATTAACGCCCTAAGTCGTAGAGAGATGGAGAGTGCAGAGGCTCACGTAGTATACCGTATGCAAGAAGCCGTCGGTGTTACTTCACGTACTGAGATGTTCCAGCATGTCCACACACCAACAGGTGCTCAGATTAGTGGAGTGTATGGGCCAGCTAATGGTGGCTGGGCAGATGCAGAGGAAGCACTATCACTTACTGAGGTAGCCTTGCGCGAGCATGGACTTACCCGTGAAGATATGTACATCCTAGAGCGCAGTAATGATACAGGCGAGTACATGCGCGTAGACGAACCAACTGGAGGAGACTTTCTGGTAGGTGTGGATTACAACTACCGTGTGCAATACTCAGATGTAATGACTTGGGACAAGCACGATGTGAAGCACAACTTCCTAGACCGCATCCCACTAGCTGCTAAGTTCTCAGTTAACCGCCACTTCTTTGACCCAGCATCTATCTTAGACCCACACCTTACACTAGGTGCTAACGCTAAGGTTGATAAGGCTGCACGAATCACAAAAGAATTCCTTGCTGTTGGCAAGAAGTTCGCCACTAGCTATGGTAAGGCAGGTAAAGATTCCCAAGCTAAGATGTTTAACTACATTCTTGAGGCAAATGAGAAACAAATCCCTCACAATGTGAACACACTATACGGAGAGTATGGGTTCAGCGGTGAAGAGATTGAGACCATCACATCATTTCGTGAGTATTGGGACACTATCTGGGAGACCCGAAACATCACAGACGTACGGGCACTACGTAACCAAGGCTACGGAATCTACGAGGACGTTAAGTTGCAAGACCGTCTTATTACGCGGCCTGTCATTAAAGGCCAAGTTGAACGTGGTGAGCGTATCTATGACCCAGTGAAGGGCATCTCTATGTTTATGAACGAAGATGACCTAGTTAAACTTTATGCCAAAGGTGATACAGTATCTCGCCTCCGCCGTCCTCAGGATTTAGGTGGTGCAGTAACTGACCAGATGATTGTTCGCAACAACAATAGCTGGAGGGGTTTAAGAGACTCCGACCGAGTATACCCACACCGCGAAGGATACTTCCAACGCATATACACATCCCCACATTTCATCGTGGAGAAGGGTGTTACCGAGAATGGCAAGGAGTTTGAGAAAGCTATTGCAACAGCAGAGACTATTGCAGACGCTAACTTGTATGTGAAACGACTACAACGTACAAACACCAAGGGTGAGTACCGAGTACGTGGTGACGTTAAGAACCCTAAAGAGTTGGCTAACTTTGAAATGGATACCTTCGAGTCAAATGGCCTGTCGTCACAAAGAGTACGTGGAGACAAACTTGAAGATGCTACAGCAGTTGTGACAGGGACAGAGAATAGTAATGTGCTTGGCCCTATTGACTCAATCATTGCCACATCCCGCACTATGGGTAACAAGGTTGCCATGGGCGATACGATTGCAGCAATGAAGAGACGCTTCATGGAACAACATGCAGAGAATCTCCCTGTTGAGAAAGGTATGACTAAGTACCCTAAA